CGCGGAAACCACTTTTTCCTTTACGAGTTATCCACAAAGTTATGCACTTGCACATAGTCTCTATAAATCCTATCTTAATTCGCAAGACACTGATGTTGCGGTATTGTGGGTACATTTGGTTAAAAACGGACATTAAAAAAGCCCAGTTGACTAGGCTGGGCTTTTTAAAAGGAAACAGAGTTTGCGCCTCTGTTCCTGAGCCATAAGTATCTGGCGACTGAGCTAAGATTAACCGAATGTACTGGATTCATCAAGAAACGTTGAGCCGTCATGCTAGGTAATAATGACCATTTACCAAACATCGTTGTTCTCAAAGAAGATTTAAGTCCAGGTTTTTGGTGACTCTAAAACCTTACCTTAACTCGAAATCGTGCCGTAAGTATCTGGCGACTACAGATATTGCAACTGCAAAGGCAAGCTCAAAGGTATTTGCAGCTAGGTGCGATAAAACTAAGTGAGGCCTATAGTGCTTAACTTACTTTTCAAAATCGTGCCGCCTATGTTCGCAATCATCGAAGCGATCATTGAGTACGTCAACCAGCGCCCATAATGCTAGTTGTTACCGGCCCCATCCAAATGGGGCCATTTTATTGTATTGACTACATACTTTCTGATCTAATTGAGTTGTTCACTGCTCTGGCAATTTTCTCCCGCAATTGCTGCGTTCCGTGGTACTGAACCGCAATATCCCGCAACTCATTCACCAGTTCTCTAATCTGGTGATCTTTAAGCTCATTATTTGGGTGATGGGCAACAACTCTGGTTAATTCACCCTTGTCTTTTGCTCTTACGTATGCAGCTCTTGTGCATTCGACCCATGTATTACCGCCTACATTAACTTCGTAGATTAGGCTGGACTTATCTGTCAATTCGGAACAAATACGGGCCGTGGTCTGGCAACTAGAGCATTCGCAGTTATCGCGGAAACCGTGATCTACTGGCTTCGGTTTCACATCATCAACTTTTTCTACCCTATCGGAATTTAAATACTTCGAAGCCTTGCTATGCCAATCGCTGGTTTTAGGATCTTGTCCATCCATCAAACGCCAGGCTTCAGCGATTAACTCATAACTAGTGACTGTAGCTTCCTGCGCATCACCAATAAGTCGTGTAATCTCTCTTTCAAGCCGACCGCCTAACTCCGTTTTAGTGCAATGTTCTGACCAATCGCCAGCCTCAAGAAGCGCGAGAATGCTTAAAATATCGTCCAATAGAACGGTAGTATTATCGACTTCCTTCTGAAACTCACCGGCTACTGATTTATGCATCATTCGTCATCCTCATCCGAGTCATCCTCATCACAGGATGAGAGTAGTGGGTTAGTCATTCGCCCTACTTGAGTGGCGTAGCCACGCCGACAGAGATTGCGCAGCACACTGTATATTTCGAACATCTCGGTTCGTTCATCGCCAACATCAAGCTCAGATGCTATAGCGTGGCATTCAGTCGCGAGAGCCGATATTTTCTGAAATAACTCTGCATTATTCACTGTTCGACTCCTGCGGCGTTCTGGTAGTGGCATCCAGTGTGTGACATTGCTAATCAGACCATATTCATTAGTTTGAGGATGGTTGCCGTTATCGTCTCCGTATTTAAGACTCTCCATAAAGCCATAATGCCTATTACCATTAACGCTCACAAAGCCGTAATAAGCAGGTATAACGCCGATCTCACACGTAACCAGTAAAGGAAAACTAGTTCTCCAATTTAGCTCGCCAATTACAGGCATTCGCTCACTACAGCTTATCCAACCATCCTTAGATGCGGCTGTATTGGCATAGGCCTTACGGTGCTTCTGTAGCTCTGCTGCAATCGCTCTCACGACTTCAACTGGTGCCCTTGCAGCAAACTCAATGTTGGTGATCAGCTCATTAAGATATTTCTCGCTTGGGTAGCATTTCTTATTGTTAACGGTGGTCATTAGGCAGCTCTCTCAACAACAAGCAATTCGTCGTAGTCATAATCAGTTTCGGAACCATCCGTACCGAACAGAGTCACTTTGTCATTTTCCATCCAAAAAGATTTAACCGCACATTGTTGACCTTTAGATGTTATGAGCACATCACCAGGGATTACGTCTTCAGCGCGAACCTCTAGTGTTCTCATCGTGCTGCCCCCTCTTTGGTGAAAATACCTGCTGCAATGCTGTTTATGATGCTGTCAGTGCATGGAGTAGAAAGCTGGGCATCTCCAGCAATTTTCATGACCTCAACATCCGCATATCGAATACCGAGGTGTATCAGACCGGCTATACCTGACTTAAGTCGAACATTTTCCATAAACAGATCTTTTTCCCGCTGTTTAGCGGCTTCCAACTCCATCGACAATTTTTCCAACTGCTCTTTATGCTTCTTGTATTCCTGATACGCGTGCCAAGACTGACCTTTGCGCACACTATCAGTGATATCAGCAACCTGCTCTGGTGTTAGCGTGGTCAGTGGCTGTGATGGAAAAATCATCACTTGCCCGGCATCCCAATCAAAACCCGCCTTAATTGACTGAACCTCAACTGATGGTGTTGAACCGATGCGACCAGGCGAATGAACAACGATCGTTACATCCATATCGCGACGATGGCTGTGGTTGTTGGACAAAATACGATTCACCAACTCAGAAAATTTGGATAATTTCATGCTGATCCCTCTTTCTCTCCCCGGATAATTCTGTTGCACACATCCACACTCGTCGCAGATGAAAACGGCGTCCCCAGCAATTAACTTTTTGACGGCGTACTGGGATTTGTTGCAGAAGCTGCAACAAAGTGTTCGCCTGACTGATAAGGATGGAGCGCCAGATGTCAGCCGCTCCATATCGTTCTTGCGACGCAATATCACACGGCTGAACTCAACCAGTTTCTCCGGGGATATCTCCTCCTCCGTAGCGAGCGTCTCTAGTCGTTCGAGTATGTTGAAGGCTTTTTCTTGGTAATAGCAGAGTGCGATGTGGTCATTTTCTTTCACCTTCAATGTTCGTGGCGCTGGCAAGATTGTCCTTGCGAAGAAGAGCGGCTATGCGCTTACTTCCATCCGAGATAACGCCCTCGTAATACTCACGCTGCTCGTTGAGTTTTGATTTTGCCAACTCCAGTTGTTTTGTTAGTTCCGCAATACGGCAAACATCGTTGATACGCGTTTCCTCTAATGCGTTGATCTCATCCAGTAGTGCCAGCACGGTTTCTGGTCCGGCCAGAAATTTGAAGGCGTTGAGGGCATCAATATCAACACCGCTATCTTTAAGTTCCTGTTCGCTTATCAGATCATCATCAACTGGCAACATTAACAGGCGTTCCATTGCCGGAATTGCACGCTCTGCCGCCTCACGCAGTGCCTGATAGTCAATCTTGCTCACTGGATGACTCCTTTACGAAGCTGTTCAGCAATACTTACGCATATCTCTGCGCCTCTAATCAGCCCCGGAACGTTCTTGTTTGGCCCAACTTCACCATCAACAAAATCAATCATCGCGTTACGAGCCATATCCACGCCCTGCGCACGTACTTCAGCCAGAAAAGCATCGGTGGCTGGAGTCTCCGTTAATTCGCTAACCCAATTATCTCCGTGTTCCTCGGCACACATCGCATCGAATGCTCGCTCAGATTCTTTCAGGGCTGCATTCTCCGCCGCTAATGCGTCTCTCTGCGCTCGCAACTTCTCAATTTCGGCAGCCATGTAGTAACCAACCATAGCGAAAGTGGCGAAAGGGTAGTCAGAATCATCAGGAGATACGGAGGCCATTAGCAGACCATCGTGCATGTTCTGGCTTCCATCAGTGATGGATACCGCATAAGAATCGCTGGTTTCCCGTTTATACAATACGACGACCGGGTTCTTGATTTTCTCTCTCATTACGATGCCTCTAACTTATCTAACTCTTTCAGCCCTTCACGTACCGCGTTCACAATGCGTTCCAGATACTGGTATTTCGGGTTTGGTACCGTTGGCCAGTCGGCATACCACGGATCATCACCAAAGAGATTCAGCAGTTTGTTACCGACGCCGAAACAACAGCAGCTTTCTTTTACGTCATCGGCGTTTTCCGCCTCGTCCCACATTTCACGAGCCAGTACGGCGTCGATTTCTCTCTCTCTTCGTAACTTTATGATTTCTGACTTCACGAAAAGCAGATTTGCATCGTTGTCATCGTCGACCGTGCTTCGCAGTTGAGAGTCGAAATAGCCGATTAGATACTCGTTGCTGACCCGCTTAATGAACGTCTGCACATCATCACCGCCCATAGCAAACCAAGCCGCAGTCCACGCTTTTCCGTAGCAGATGATGGTGATTCTTCCCTTACCAGGTTCGTAGTTTTCAATCATTACTCGAACCGGATCGAGGCGTTCCAGATCCGTCAGCACAAAGGAAAGAACATCTATTTTTTCGACCTTCATGCAGCCTCCCACGCGCTCCAGATCAGCGATTTGTGTTTTTCATAACGTTTGATGTGTACCGGTTTCAGAAGCGCAATACCTTCAGTGACTTTCGCCATTGCGCTTAATAGCAACGGGTGTTCTATTCCTATCCTCTCCATGTACTCGACAACATCAGCGTTGGCACCAATCTCTTTGCCGTGAAAGAGTACGTCCAGCATCAGTTCTTTCTCTGCGAGGTAGACAGCTGAAAACTCGGGATCGCGACTCACGATAGAAGAGGTATTGTCGAGCAGGTCAGCCAGCTTGATCATGCGCGTCTGCATGTCGAGATTTTGCTCCAGCTCCAGGACATTGATGATGAAACGCTGTATTCGATTGCCGTCTTCTGGCCTTGCAATGTTGGTCAGAGCCTGAACCATTTCAGCTACGCGCTCACCGAAGTGATCACGAACCATCTCTATGGTTACATGGGTGTCTTCGACCACATCATGCAGAAGCGCCGCGATTTGCATCTCCACGGTTCCGTCATGCAATGCAACAATCTCTCGGACAGCAACCGGGTGGTTGATGTAGTCTTCGCCGGTATATTTTCTTTTCTGACCAACGCCACCATGAGCGCCAGCGGCGAACATATGAGCTTCGGAAATACTAGACATTCTTAACTCCGTTGTTTTCTAGTTGTGGTTATTTTCACAAATAAGAAAAGGTAGAAAACAATTTATTTAAGACCACAACTTATGGCCTTTATTTATTCATGCCGAAGGATTTGTAGCGTCTAATTGCCGGATAAAATGGGGTGAGGTGCTTGCCAGTAGGCTCCACCGGTCCATGTGAACCCCATGCGAATAAGAGTGTTTATTGCGGCTTTGGTAGACTCCGATTCGACACTGGCTTTTCGAAACTCTTGAACCTCTTTCGCCAACTTGTATGTAATTGTGCAGGGGACGATTGCAGCCCAGCCTTTCTCATGACTGTTAATGACCATCTGGATGTGACCATCCAGAATAGGTTGATTAGGCATGTTATTGAAAATGTCTGCCTGTTTTTGAATGTGAAGAAAAAGCCTTGCCAGCTCCATTTGCTCACTACGAGACAAGGGATTATCAAGAGGGCTTTTTGCAAAAGCGGCTATACGCTGTGCGTCAATGCCAAACATCAGCGCACCTCACCATCTTTATGGCTGGAGTTAACTTCCGCCATTAAATGTCTGACGTAATCGACAAGAGAGCCACCTGGTGGAATCTGGCATTCCTCAACTAACTGGAAGTAGATATCCGCTGCATTACGTGTATTGCTACCCGCACATATTCTTTCTTCCCGAAGTGCATGAAGCTCGTTGATCAAACGGTCACACTCTCCGTTACGCTGATCCACAACGGCCTCAAGCTCTGCGACGCGTTCACCTGGCGTCTTACCTTCTTTGCGTTGGATGGTAACGACGAAATCGCCAATTGCAGAGACGTTGTAATCCAGCTCAAGGTAGTTTTTGGCACCGCTGCGGACGAACTCACCCGCGAACATGGTGGCGAACATCGCAGAGGCCACTTCGCCGTTGAAAAGTGACTCAAGATCTAACGGAGTCCCGGCAGCAAGAGCCTCTTTTGCTGTATCCATTGCATCCATGAACCGATCAAACTCACTAGCGCGCTTTTCCAGGTCTTTCCATTGCTCGCTCCAACGTTTGGCAACGAAGTCTATGAATGTTTTCGCGGATTCATCAAAATTCCCCTCAAACTTAACGATGCCTTTATCAATAATGATCTGGCCTACCGCATCCTCTGCATAACCTTTCAATGTAAACTTGAAAGGAAAATCAGAATGGCCTGTGACGTTAAAATGCTCTAACTGGAGGTTGTTCATGTGTTTTTCTCTTATCGTTTAGCCACTAAATTCTTACACAAATTAAGTAAGTATTTACCTATCATTTAACGCGTTTGAAAACGTATACGCTGACTGTGATCCCTGTGTCTTCAAACTCGTTGGTAAACGACTTCCCTCTGGCATAAACGTAATTATCCATCGTCATCCAGTCCAGTATTGGCGCAGTGCCCGGCAATACTGCTACAAGACGCCCGCCGACTTTCAGATGCCCCAGCGCAGCCATCGTGTGCTCTCTATGACGACCAAGCGAGTACGGCGGGTTCATAACGATTTTGTCGAACTGATAACCTGCGTTGTCCTCAGACCACTTTATGAAGTCGCAGCAAATCGTGTTCGTATACCCTTTTCCACGCAGGATATCAGCGAAGAGAGGTGCGATTTCTATGCAGGTAACATCTTCCAGATCGGCGTTAATATAGGCCAGAAGATCCCCACGTCCGGCTTGAGGCTCCAGCAGCTTCTCACCAGACTTCAATTCAGTGGCTCTGGCAACGTACTCAGCAATCAAGCGTGGGGTAGGGTAGAACTGGTGTGATTTAGTATCCGGTATTAAACCGGTAGCCACAATCGTATTTAGCGTATGGCCGATGTCATACGGGAACTGCCAGTGCTTTTTCTCCTGCACGCCGCCAATGAAGCTCAGTGTGCGCTCAAGCTCTTCCACCTGCGACTTCTGGAGAGCTGAATCAGAGAAGTACCATACGCCTTTGTCTTTGCTCAATCGCCCGTCACGAAGCGCAGTGCGAACCGGCACAGAGATCGTCTTCTGGATTAACCCGAACTGCTTTGGTGCCCGTGTTTTTGGCGCAGTTCGGCATGGCGCGGGGATTGCAGCAGGCATACTGTAAGCCAGCACCTCATTCAACTTCCAGGCCACGTCAGGATGTATTTCAAAGTGAACGTTGCCGTTCTTGAACATCTTCACGCGCATCAGATTTCCATCGACGTTCATCCAGTCACCGGTCTGGCAGTCGTTTGCCCTATACGCAGCTGATAGCACCTCAGCAGTGCGGTTGATGGTAATAAATTCTTTGTGCGCGAAGAAATGAAGCAAGACACGCAGATCGTCGATGTAGTCCTCTTTGCGATAGTTCACGCTAACGCTGTCCCGCCAGAAATCAGAAATGCAGTCAGCGATTATCAGCCGCTCGCTGAAACCGTTTGTCTTATTTGTCTTGTGCGCAGGACTCAGCGCCTTAAACAAGCCATACACGCGCTCAGAGAGATATTTGTGCCTGTCATTCAGCAAATTAAGCATCGTGGGTATGACCGTTTCTGCTTTGAACTCCGGTACACCAACGAACTCTTTAACCTTCATCTGGTAGCCGGTTCTGTCAGTTTTGATGACTTCCTGTTTGCCCTCTATAAACTGCTCGCGCCACTCATCTCGACGGGAAGCTGGCATGATCAGCAAAACGTTAGTCATGTCCGTGACCTTCCTCCAGTACTCGGCCCAAATATTCTGTTTCACCCATTCCAGATCGACTTTATCCAACCAACCTCGATTTAAACGCGAGCGATCTTCATCTGGTCGATGGTTTAGTCTCAGCAGGCGATTAATCATGTTGTGGCGTTCGTCGCCATAAACGAAGTCGTGTACCTGATACATGAAGGCGATCTCTTTCTCGCACTCGGCCACGATTTCGTGGATGACATTCATTTCCTGACGATAGTCGATAGCCGTGTTTGAGCTGGCATCGTCGATGATAGAAAGGGCTGTATTCATAATTACACCATTAAATAATTTGTTTTCTGATTGGTGTAATTATCGCAAACTTGAAAAGGCATAAAAGCTGCATTCATAGGCGTTACAGCAGATTTAAGGCGTAAAAATGGGGGCTTTCGCCCCCTGTCGACTGGTGCAGTATTAGAGTGCGTATTGCGTTTTGTGCGGCTGCTTATTCAAGTCATGGCGATGCGTGAGCTCCCGCATCATGTCTTCAAGGCGACTCTTTGTGTCGTCGAGCTGGTCGGCCATTGCACCTAAAAGCTGGCGAACGGCCATCGGATCGTCGCTGTTTAGTGATGGCATTTTATAACCTGCTTTAGAAGACATAAGGTTGATTGCAGACATCAACATCGTTAGAGAGGATTTAAGCCCGGCAATTTCACGATCTTTGCTGGCAATAATCGTCTCACTTTTGTTACCGTCATCAGTTCCTTGAGTCTCGCTCACCATATCCAAAGTCGCTTGCAACTTATCAGCTCTCTCTTTTTCAGCAAGGTAATGAACACCGAAATGGTGTGCCAAAGCTACAATCTGAGTTGGCTCTTCAAAGGTGGAATTAAAATTAAGTATTGTAAACAGTCTCTCAAATATGGAAACGTCTTCTATTCCTCGAAGAATGGATAACATTTTGACAAGTTCATTAGCATCCATTTCTTCGAATAGGGCGTTTTGTTCATCAGCTATTGCTTTGCATTTCTCGCACATGTGTTTTCCTTAATGCTTAAACAAGTTGTTTTCTTATTGGTTTTATTGTGATGTGGCATATAAGGGGAGCAAGCTAAACGTAAAGGTGCAAACTCTCTATTTCGGTCAACGAAACACAAGGGCCAAATGGCCCTTGTCATTAACACTTTGCTTTACGAACTAACGGATAAGCGAAGTAGATCGCCAAACCAATGAGGACGCCATCAGAAATGACAGACATCATCTTTCCCGTAAAATCCACCAACACCGCCATCACCAGAAGAGCAATGACGATCACAAGCCGGAATCTCTCAAGCATTAGAGATAAGCATCCAGTGACAACTGAAGCGCCTGGGCGATCTTTTTCAGTGCCTGCTCTTCTTGTTCACCAATGCCGTCCTGATCGGCAATATCAAGGCACAGACACAGAACATCGACCGCCTCTGGAGTACCCGCAATATCAGACAGCTCACGAATAGCCTGTGCATTAGCAGAACGAGGGGACGCTTCGTAACGAGCACGGATATTGGCGCTCATTTGGGCAATTTCACCAGCAAACGGAGAAAACGCAGGCAGAGCTGCAATTGTCTTCTCAAGAATGGCAATTTCTTTTGCGTCACATGTGCCGTCGGCATAGGAGATCATGTACGCGCCCCACACGGTGGCCTCAACCGCATCACGGTTCTCCATTTTTTTGACTTCGATAACTGCTTTACGAGTTTTCTTTTTGAAGAAACCTAACATGTGTTTTCCTTTTGTTATTTGTCAAAACAAGTTGTTTTCTAGTTAAATAAATTGCTTACGCAAAGACGGTCAATGCATATGCACTAACAACCGTCAGAAATAACCAAGTACCGAACCGACTGGAAAAATAAAAATCCCAACTACACGAGCCAAGGTCATGCCAGCCTGAAACTGGAGATCGCCAGAGCAAACAAGTTTTATAATGTTCGATACCCAACCGGCGGCCATGAGGGCAAGAATTGCCAGCCAAATTTTTCCAAAGTGATTTGAAAACCAGTTCATACAACCGCCTTAGTCACAGCATGATCCTGAGTAACTGGATGAACTTGAGGTATCGCATCCACCGCCATCCCATCCAGAGTGACAGGACGCTCCACTGGAGTGGTGGTAATTGTCGTCGACGAAGGTGTGGTGATGGATGAATCCGGCATCAAAAGGCTCTGACCGGCTGGAACGGCTACCGTCGCCAGTGAAACTATAATGAGAACGTAGGCCATTGGTTTCAGCCTCTTTCTTTGAAAATTTTCCATTCGAACTGTCCTTGTTGTTTTTCTCCTTCACTAAAGGCCGTGCATTTTTCGCTTCGCGTGAAGAACCAGAGGCAACAATCGCCCCCACGTTCGCAACAACTGACGCTTGATTATCTAAACGTTCATTCAGCAACCGAACGGTAGTCTCTAGTTCATCAAGACGTGACATAACACGACCGCTAAATAATTCGGCCAAAATTTGACGTAAAGAACGAGGACGTTTAGTTACAGAAGTGAAATAGGTTTGACGTGCCATGTGGACTCCATCCAGTGTCAGAAAGAGTTGCGGCTGGCGATTGCCAGCCGCCTTTCTCGTTCCATCCTGGAACTGTGTCTTACCGACACATTGTCATCCTGACGCCGATAAGATACATGATTTAAAATGATAGGTAAACACTTACTTACTATTTGTTATAAACAAAACCAATATCTTTCTTGTGAGGCATATCTGCTGCTGAAAAAGCTGCGATCTTCGCGAGTCGATCACATATTTCATTTTCACGATGCCCGGCGTGACCTTTAACCCACTTCCAGCGAACATTATGTCGACTTGCGGCCTCATCCAGACGCTTCCACAGATCAACATTCTTTACCGGTTTTTTGTCAGAAGTCATCCATCCATTGCGTTTCCACCATTTCATCCACTGTGTCATGCCGTTTTTCAGATACTGGCTATCAGAGTGCAAAATAACGTTGCATGGATATTTCAAACGCTCCAGCCCGATAAGTGCCCCCATCATCTCCATGCGGTTATTGGTGGTGCTATGAAAACCATCTGAGAACTCGCGTTCCTCACCACGATACTGGAGAACGATACCGTAACCGCCCTGGCCACCCGGATTTTTAAGGCAAGAGCCATCACTAAAGATTTTCACGGTTTTAAGCTGGGGATTGAACTCTACGACAGGCGTTGTGGGATTGGTGCGGGGAGAATTTTTGTTTTTGTCTTTTTTGCGAGTTTTTGCTTGCGATCGGGCTGGTGTCTTCGTCGTCATATAAACTCCTGAATCAAGCGCCGCGCCGATTTTTCCTCGCGCGTGCGCACACGCGTGCGTGTTAATAATTATTAAAATAAACAAATTACTTCCCAGAACAGGTTTTTATAAACCTGAACTGAACGAACGAAGTGAGTGAAGTTCACCTCGAACGAAGTGAGAGGTTGTCTTTTCAGGTAATACTCTCCCAGGGAGGTGAGTATAAAATTCCTCACCAACCTGGTCGTTTCATAACCTGAAAAGCTATGGTCTAAGTCTACTGCCAGCTTAGACTTGGGAAGTTATGGATGACAGCACCCCAGAACCGAGATCTTCCCACACTTTATGAAGGGGAGTACTGGATTCAACCTCTCGAAACACCCCAGACTCGACAATCATAAAGTGACCCTTGTCTCTGCTCACTTTGGTTCCCCCTTCCCCGACACCTATACGGCACCGGTTCTACGCTGGTAGTGAGCTTTTTTAAACCTGACGCCAGTGACGCTTACCCCCACCCATCAGGTCGAGCCTCCAGTCTACGACTGGAAACTATCAGATCTTAGCACTTACAATTCACTTTATGAACAGTTTGTACTTATCTATCATTGTGATTGATTATTTTCTCGACCATGTAGTTGAACATTCAAGGCAAACACCTCATTGATCAACTCACCTAAAAGCTGTTCAACAAGTTCGCGATGCTCGCCAAGATGCAAGCACTTAATTGCCCACTCGTACAAGTTGAAAGCCTGCTCACGATCTTTCATCATTTCACGAGCCTGGGCCAGAAAATCGCTCTCTACGAGCGCAACGACATTAGTCGGGTATGACATGTTGGTTTCCTTAAAGTGGTTCATAAAATCGATTTTAAAGCGTCTGGGAAGGGGGTCTAGTGGATTCTGTAGTGATGTTCAGGTCTGGGAGTCTCTGATACAAAACAGCCTGCTTCCGTATATTAATAAT